ACGGCCGGTACCGGCGAGGTCAGCAACGTCGACAACCGCTACCAGACTGTCTCGCTGACGGTCGGCGCGTCGACCGTGAAGGTCGGCGACTGCTTCACCATCGCCGGCGTCAACGCCGTACACCACATCACCAAACAGGACACCGGCCAGCTGAAGACCTTCCGTGTCATCGCGATCGTCACCGGCGCTGGCGGTACCGGCACCATGCAGATCAGCCCACCGATCATCTCGGGTCAAGGCGCAACGGTGGCCGAACTGGCATACCAGAACGTGACCGCAACGCCAGCCAACGGCGCCGCTGTGACCTTCCTGAACACCGCTTCGGCCTACCTGAATCCGTTCTGGCAGAAGGATGCGATCGAGATCCTGCCAGGTCACTACGCTGTCCCAACCGACGCCGGCACCGCAGTGATGCGCGCGAGCACCGACCAGGGCATCGAGATGGTGATGCAGAAGTTCTACGACATCAACACGATGAAGACGAAGTTCCGTCTCGACATCCTGTTCGGCGTCTGCAACAAGCAGCCTGAAATGTCCGGTGTGATCCTCTTCGGTCAGCCGTAAGCGACAGCGTCTCTCATCCGGGTTTCAGCCTGGGTTTCACGGCCCGCCACGTGCGGGCCATTTTTTTAAGGTGACCACAATGAATGAATTTCCCCGCATGCTGTACAAGGTCGGCGGCACTGTCGAAATCGATCGCGCCAACTTCAGCACCATGATCATCAATGACGAGGACGAGCTCGAGGCCGCGCAGGCCGAGGGCTGGGCGCTGACTCCGGGCGAGGCAAAAGACCTCGACGCAGCGGCCACGGCAGCCGTGAAGACGGACTTCATTGCTAGACCGGACGATGCCGCCACGCCGCTGACCCGTGACGAGATGAAGGCCAAGGCCGCTGAGTTGGGCCTGACCTATCCCCACAACATCAGCAACGTGAAGCTGGCCGAGCTGCTCGAGGCCGCGCAGGCCGAGGGCTAATGCCATGAGCCGGACCAAACGAGAGCTGGTCGAGGCCGCCTTCGCGGAAATCGGGTTGCCGGTCACCACGTTCAACGTTGGTCCGGATCAGCTGCAGCGCGCGCTCGGGCGGCTCGACGACATGATGGGCACGTGGGATGGGAAAGGGATCCGGCTGGGCTATGCCATGAGCTCGAGCGCGGACGGCAGCAACCTGGACGACGAATCCGGCATTCCTGACACCGCTTTCGAGGCGGTTATCACCAACCTGGCCATCCGCATCGCGCCGGGCCGCGGCAAGCAGGTATCGCCGGACACCCGCGCGACCGCCCGGGCTGCTTACGAGGGCTTGCTGGCGCGCGCGGTGTATCCGCCCCAGCAGCAGTTCCCCATCACCCTGCCCGTCGGCGCTGGCAACAAGCCATGGCGCTACAACACACCCTTCATGCCTACCCCGACCGACCCGCTGGTGGCCGAGCAGGGCAGCGATCAGATCGATTTCGAATAACCGGAGCACCGCATGTCCACTATCAATCAGCTCACCGCCGTCGACGAGGTCGTCTCCGCCGACTCGGTCCCCGTCTATTCCAGCGGCAACGGCGACGCGCGCAAGGCATCGATGGGCGTCATCGCCGCATACATCCAGAGCCTGCTGACGGCGGCAGGCCTGTATATGACGCAATATGCGGCGCCCTCGGCCACGGCGTTCAATATCGCCATCTCCCCAGCTACAGATGGTGAAAGCGTCTACCTGCTTCTCACGCCGACGGGCACCTTCGCCACTGGCACCATCACTTTGCCGGCAAAGGCTTCATGCCAAGATGGTCAAGAGGTGCTGGTCAGCTGCACGCAGATCGTCACCGCACTGACCGTGGCCGGCAACGGCGCCACGGTGAACGGCGCGCCCACGGCGCTGGCCGTCAACAGCTTCTTCCGTCTGCGCTTCGACGGTGTCTTCGGCGCCTGGTACCGCGTCGGCTAATCACAAATCGAAAGAATCATCATGACCATCAAGCAACCGTTTTATCCACAGACAGGCAGCAACCAGGTGCTGACGGCCGGCGCCGCCAGCCTGACGACGTCGATCAACGCGAAATGCAAGCAAGTGCGTATCACGAACTCCGGCGCGGCCAAGGGCTACGTCCGCACGTACAACAGCGTTAACGGTGCCCAGCCTGCAACCGTAGCCGACCTGGTGGTGCTTCCGAACGCAGTTGTCACGATCACCAAGGATGAGGGGCACGACCAGCTCTCGTACATTTCGGCGACCGGTACCACGCTGGAAGTGATGACGGGCGAGGGCTTCTAGGCTATGCAAGTGCCGATCCTCAGCGGGGTCTACACGGACGACACTCCGGACTTCCGTACATCCTACCCGCACAATATGGTTCCCGTGCCGAAGGACCAGGGGATCAGCAAGGGCTACCTGCGCCCGGCAGACGGAATTGCGCTGTTCGGCACCGGGCCAGGCACCGAGCGCGGCGGTATTGTCTGGCGGGGAATCAGCTATCGGGTCATGGGCACTCAGCTGGTGCGCGCCAACTCCGATGGCAGCGTAAGCAGCCTCGGCTCCATCGCCGGCACCGGCCAGTGCACCCTGGATTATGGCTTCGACCGCATGAGCATCACTGGAGGGGGGAATCTGTACTATTGGGATGGTGTGAATCTCACCCAAGTAACTGATCCTGATCTCGGAACGGTCATCGATCACATCTGGGTGGACAGCTACACGATGGCCACGGACGGCACCTCGCTCATCGTTACGGACCTGAATGATCCTTATGCGATAAATCCTCTCAAGTACGGAAGTGCCGAAGCCGATCCAGATCCGATCCTGGGCATCCTCAAGCTCCGGAACGAACCGTACGCGTTGGGTCGCTTCACCATCGAAGTCTTTAACAATATCGGCGGCAACCTCTTCCCGTTCCAGCGAAATGGGGGCGCCCAGCTACAGCGCGGTGTGATCGGCACCTATGCCGCAACGGTATTCATGGAGCAGATCGCATTCGTCGGCAGCGGTCGAAATGAGGCGCCCGCTGTCTGGCTGGGTGTGAACAGCAGCACTTCGAAGATCTCGACCAGGGAAATCGACACAATCCTGCAGGACTACACCGAGGAAGAGCTGGCGCTCACCGTTGTGGAAGCCCGGGTCGATAAGAGCCACCAGCATCTAATGGTGCACCTTCCAGATCAGTGCTGGGTGTTCGACGGCGCTGCATCCCAAGTCGTCGGCGAGCCGGTATGGTTCTCGCTCGATTCAGGTGTCGCAGAAAAAGCCACCTACCGCGCGCGCAACCTGCAGTGGTGCTATGGCAAATGGCTGTGCGCTGATCCGACGAGTAACGCCTTGGGCGAGCTGGTCACCACGATCTCCACGCACTACGGCCAGGTCATTGGCTGGGACTTCAGTACCAGCATCATCTACAACGCTAGCCTGGGCGCGATCTTCTCGCAGATGGAACTCGTTTGCCTTCCTGGGCGTGTTTCGCTGGGCGCCGATCCAGTGATCTGGACCTCATACTCCCTTGATGGGGTCACTTGGAGCATGGAACAGTCGTGCAGCGCCGGCACTCAGGGCGACCGTCTGCGCCGACTGACCTGGCTAGACAACGGCGACATGGAGAACTGGCGAATTCAGCACTTCCGTGGGAATAGTGATGCGCACATCGCTGTCGCGCGGCTAGAAGTCCAGATCGAGGCGCTCAATGCCTAAACTCGGACTTGATCGCCAACAGCTGGCCCGCTTCTTCCAAAATAACGCCGAGGCAATCCGCGCGTTCGAGAAGGTATTCGATTCGGTAGATTCGACGCCGACCACAGTCGAGGAAGTCGCCGCGCTGGCCGGAACAGCTGCGGCGCTAGGCAACTTGGCATTGACCCTAATCACCAGCTGCGCCAGTCTGCTCGAGCAGCTCGGCACGGCGCCAGTGGCATTGCCTGCGACTGCGGCTGACGACTTCACTCCTGCCATCGCAGTGGGCACGCTCGGCCAGCAGAACGCCGATGCGGTGGCAATCACGGGCGGGTCGATCGATGCCACCCCGATCGGTGCCGCAACTGCAAGCACTGGCGCCTTCACTACCCTGACTGCCAGCGGCGCAGTGGCATTGTCCCCAGCAAATGCGAACGTCACCGTCGCACCAACCGGCACGGGTACTGTAACCGTCAACCCGGCCGTCGCCGGCGCCATGAACAACATGGACATCGGTGCCGTCACCCCAAAAACTGTCAAGGGCAGCACCGTGCAATCGGTCGGTGGCTTCGGATGCAATGGCAAGACACCACAAACGGCGGTCGCAGTGGGCGCCGCGCTGGCCGCCTATGCCGCCGGAGCGAATGGCCTCTCGACTGGTGCAGCTATGTCCGCACTCGTGGCCAAAGTGCAGGCCATCGATACGGCACTGATCGCCAACGGAATCACCGTCTAACTGGAGCAAGATATGACCACCACCCCCAAAGTACTGATCGAATCAAAGTTTGCAGAGAACGTCCAGACGAACCAGTACACTGCCATCAACTGCAAGACTTCGATCGACAAGCTGACTGCCACAAACGTGACGGGCGTAAATGCGACGCTCACGGTGAACCTTGTTCCGCCTGCCGGCGCGCCAACCACGGCGAATCAGCTACCGCCCGTCACTATCGCGCCAGGAAAGAGCTGGCCGTTCCCAGACGCGATTGGTCAAATCCTCGAAGCCGGCGGATCCATTTCCACATTGGCCGGCACGCTGAACGCGATCTCGATCCGGGCCAGTGGACGCGAATACACGACATAGACCGCTATCACTTTACATTTCCGATAGAAAATAACTATAATTCGGCAGTGCTCAGCAATTGAGCACCAGCTGAGTCCTTGGTTCCAGCGGCCACCTACCCCTGACGGGAGACGTGACTATGCAGAACTTCCTGCGCTTGGCCCAAAACATCGATGTGCTCCCCCTCATGCTTGCCATCCGGCGCCGTCCAGATCTCTGGAAGGAGGACACCTACCTGCGCGACTACCCGCAGGGGCCATTTGGCGAGATCGAATCGATCATGCTGCGCTTCCCGGTCAAGGGTGTCTACGAGACCCAGGCGGAGCTGGAGAACCACCTCAGCACGTACGACCAGCACGAGAATATCGACTACCCAGCCTATGCCATCTTGACCGACGCGCGGCCGCTGGTGATGGCCATGATGACTCGCGTGGGCGGCGAGCGCCTGGGCCGAGTGATGATCAACAAGATCGCGCCGGGCGGCCGCATCTTCCCGCACCGCGACACGCCGTCGCATACCGACTACTACACCCGCTTTCATATCGTTCTGCAGAGCCAGCCAGGCGTCGACTTCCGCGCCGGCGAGGAGCACGTGTACATGGCCACTGGCGAGGCCTGGTGGTTCAAGAATTCGGAAGAGCACGAGGTCATCAACAACAGCGCCGACGACCGGATTCACATGATCGTCGATATCCGGACCGCGAAATGATCACCTGCCACGTCGAATCCTTCGAGGAGCGCCTCGACGAGCTGAAGGTCCTGCTGCCCGCCCATTACAAGGAACTGGCGATGAACCAGGACAAGGTTCCGCTGTCGCCCCGCTTCGAGGTCTACATCGAGCACGAACGCGCGGGCGGCCTGCTCTTTGTGACCCTGCGCGACGGCGGTGAGCTGGTCGGCTACTTCATCGGGTTCATCGCCCCTGGTCTGCATTACAGCACCTGTCTGACATGCACGATGGACATCTTCTACGTGCGTCAGGATCGCCGCTCTGGCACCGCAGGCGTGCGCCTGTTCCGCTTCGTCGAAGCCGAGCTGCGCCGCCGCCGCGTGCAGCGCTGGACGATGGGTTCAAAAATTCACGCCGACGCGAGCGCGCTCTTCAAGCGCATCGGCGCGGCCCCGATTGAAACGTATTACAGCAAGTGGTTGGGAGACTGACATGGTCATGGCAGCAGTTGCAGTGGGATCGTTGGCTGTAAGTGCCTACTCGGCCAGTCAGCAGAGCGGCGCGGCGAAAGACGCAGCGCAGGCACAGCGCGAGTCCGCGCAGGAAGGCATCGGAGAACAGCGATATCGCTTCGACGCGATGCAGAAGCTGCTCGAACCGTATGTCAACGGCGGAAACCGCAGTATCGCTGCCCAGCAGGACCTGCTCGGGCTGAACGGCACGACAGCCCAGCAAAATGCGATCGGCGGCATCCAGGCGTCCCCGATGTTCGGAGCAATGGCAAAACAGGGCGAGGATGCGATTCTCCAAAACGCCTCCGCCACTGGCGGCCTTCGCGGCGGGAACACGCAAGGTGCGCTGGCCCAGTTCCGCCCGCAGCTGCTTAATCAGCTGATCGACCAGCAATATCAGCGACTGGGTGGCCTGACGAGCATTGGCCAGAACGCTGCTGCCGGCACTGGCAATGCAGGCATGCAGACCGGGAACAACATCGCGCAACTGTTCGGCCAGCAGGGCGCCGCCAGTGCAGGCCAGGCCCTGGGCGTCGCCCGCGCCAACGCACAGTTCGGAAACAGTGTGGCCAGCACTTTCGGCAATTACGTCGGCATGGGCGGTTTCGGCAACGGCAGCGGTGCTGGCGGCAGCACCCCACCTCCTCCAGACCTCTTCTAGGACACCATGGAACCGATCAACTACACCAGCGCGTTTGCCGACCTGCCTTCACCGAACGCAGCGATGATGCAGGGCATCAAAGACGGCGCCGGCATCCAGGCGCTGCAGGCTCAACAGCAGCAAGCCCAGCTGGCGCAGCAGCAGAAGATGCAAATGAACGCCGACCTGGCTGCGCTGGCGAACAATCCCACCACGGAAGCGATCGGCAAGATGTCGATCAAGTATCCGGCGCTGAGCGAAAATTTTAAGCGTAGCTTCGACATTCTCGACCCGGCGCAGCGCCAGTCAAAGCTCGATCACGCCGCCCAGGTTTATGCTGCCCTTCACAACGGGCAACCCGACGTCGCCCAGAAGATCTTGAAGGACCAGGCAGAGGCCTACCGCAACGTGGGCAACGAAAAGGATGCTCAGGGCTCCGAGACGTTCGCCGAGATGATCCGCATCCACCCAGAAATGGCGATGACCACCGGCGGCCTGATGCTGTCGGCTGCCATGGGTCCGGACAAATTCGCGGCCGCTTTCCCGGCTCTGGGCACCGCCAAGCGCGCGGAGGATGAAGCTCCGGCCGACCTGAAAAAGAAGGAGGCCGAGGCGAAGAAGGCGAAAGCCGAAGCCGACGTTGCCGCCGGCACCGTGCCGGCACTGATCCAGAAGCCAGTCGAGGAAAACCTGTCTGCACAGGCAAAACGCCGCATCGACGAGCTTGAAGTTCAGATCAAACAGGCGAATAGCGAGACCGACCGCGGGCGCCTGATCCTCGAGCGCGACAAGCTTATTGCTGAGCAAGCGAAGCAGGGAACCGAAAAGGGCGACACGGCACAGGCCCAGATCGACAGCTCACAGCACGCCCTGGACACCATCACGAGCTTGCGCGCTGACCCGCTGATGAAGGACACGAAGGGCAACTGGATCGCAGGCATGGGCACGACGCTGGGGAAGATCTTGGGCGCGGTTCCAGGCACTGAGAACAAGGATTTTCGTGGCCAGCTCGAATCCCTGAAATCGCAGGTATTCCTGCCGGCCGTGCAGCAGGTCAAGGGCATGGGCGCCCTGTCGAACGCCGAGGGCGAGAAGCTGACGGCGGCCGTGGCAGCTCTGGACGCGGACATGAGCCCGAAGGCCTTCCAGAACGCTTTGGGTGTGGTCGAGCGCTACATGCAAAAAGGTCTGCAGAAGGGCCTGGCCAGCAAGGCTGTACCGGTACAAGGAGGTGGCTTTGTGATGAACCATCCAACCCTGGGAACGGTGAAAGAAGGCGACATCAACAGAATTATGAAGAAATATCCCGGCATGACTCGTGATCAAGTGCTCGAGGTAATGAACGCTCGTGGAGGTCAGTGATGGCGGGGAAATTCCCAGAATCGTTTGCCGACCCGCTGTACGCCTCGCTCGATGCCGGCAACGAGAAGAAGCTCGAGCTGCCGGTGGGCCTGCTCTCGTCTATTCGCACGGCCGGGGAGCGCTCGAACGCCAGCGCGACCAACAAGTTCGGCACGTCTTCGCCCTACCAGTTCACGCCACCAACGCGGAGAGCCATCCTCGACAAGTACGGCATAGACGTGCTGCTGAGCCCTGAGAACGCGTCCGAAGGCGCGGGCCTGCTGTTGCAGGAATCGTTAAAGCGCAACGGCGGTGACGTCGAGACGGCAGTGCGTGAATATCACGGCGGTACCGATCCGGCCAACTGGGGCCCGGTGAACAACGCTTATGCCAAGCGCGTGCTGGCGGCCCAGGGGACGGCAAAAGCCAATGCGCTAGACAATATGTTCGCCAAGTTCATGGCGGACAATCCGGCTATTCCGGCTGGGCCGCGCGGTCTTCCGTCTGCGCCGGCTGCAACCGACGAAAAGGATGATCCGCTGTTGACCGGCTTTGCCGCGTTGCTGAAAAACAAGCAATACGCCGATATCGCTAACGAGCACGGCATGGATGCGGCTATCGCATTCAACAAGGACGGCACCATTCCCGCGCCACGGCCAGCGCCGCCGGCTGATCCGACCCTCGTCCAGAAGGCTCTGGGTGCTGGCGAAACTGCGCTTACCTTGGCGTCCGGCGCCACCGGCGGCACGCTGGGGATGATCGGGGGGCTTGCGGGCGGGCTGGCCGGTTCGATTGCTTCCGGCGAGTTCGGCACTCAGGAGGGCGCACGCAAAGTCGAACAGGCAGCAGCCGAAGGAATGAACGAGCTAACGTACCAACCGCGGACGCAGGCCGGACAGGAATACGCCGGCAATGCTGGTGACGCGATGGGCGCGGTGCTTCCTGCCCTTCCGCTGACTGCGGAAATGGGAGCAGTGGGGCGCGTGGCCAGCAATGCAGGTCGGATCGGCGCTGACGCGGCGGCCGCCGGCATCCAGCGCCTCAA